TATACTTTAATCAACACCCTAACAACCCTTATTGTCTAATATGGAGAATGAAAATCCAACTGAGGGCGGTACTTACATACTGAACCCTAAAACTGGCAAGCTTAAGCTAGTTCAACAAACTACAAATGCAGAACCCCCTACTGAGGTAACTAAAGATGGCACAACTGACAAGAAAGAGAGTAATTCTAATTGAAGCCGAAAGCAGCTATGGAAGCGATCCTGGTACTGTTGCTGCTGACGTTGTTTTAGTAAGAGACTTAAGTATTACACCACAATCAAGTGATGTTGTAAGTAGAGATGTTGTAAGGCCATTCTTAGGTGCTTTTCAACAACTTCTAGCAAACACTAATGTAGAAGTTAGTTTCAGCGTAGAACTTGCTGGATCAGGTGCTGCTGGAACTGCTCCAAGATACGGAGATGCACTAAAAGCTTGTGGTTTTAGCGAAACAATTAGTGCGGGAACAAATGTTGTGTATGCACCTGTTTCAAGTAGTTTTTCTTCCGTTACTATTCACTACAATACAGATGGTGTAAGACATAAAGTTGTAGGAGCAAGAGGAAATTTTGTAATTAATGCTTCTGTAGGAGAAATTCCAACTATTGATTTCACTTTCCAAGGAATATATATTCCTCCAACAGATACAGCACTTCCATCTGTTACTTATGGTGATCAAGCAACTCCATTAATATTCAAAGATGGTAATACAAGTGGATTCCAACTTTTATCTCATTCGGCTGCATTACAGTCAATTTCAATGGATATGGGTAATGAGCTAATTTATCGTGAATTAGTTGGTGGTACTCAAGAAACTCTTTTAGTTAATAGAAGTATAACTGGATCAGTTCAAATTGAGGCAATGGCACTTGGCACTAAAGATTACTTTGCTGCTGCACTTGCTGAGACTTCTGGTAATTTAACATTCTTACATGGAACTACTGCTGGTAACAAAGTACAAGTATCATCTACAAAAGCTGATATTGGTGATGTTGCCTATAGTGAAATGGATGGAATACAAATGCTAGAAATTCCATATACTCTTGTACCAACATCAGCAAATGATGAACTCACAATAACTTACACATAGATACTGACTAAGTATTGACTACTAAGGTAGAGTAGAAGAATATATAACTTAATTTATGGCATTTATTAGAAAAAAGACCAAGGTTTATTCTTGGCCTGTGGAGATTAAGACTCCTTCAGAAGTAAATATAGGTGAATTTGAAACCAGTAAATTTATTGCTAAATTTGTAAGATTAAAAAGATCTGAATTAAATACTTTTGATGAAGCAACGGAATATGATGCTTTGGAAAAAATATTAGTTGGATGGGAAGATTTGAATGAAGAAGATGGTACACCTGTTCAATTCTCAAAAACAAATTTAAAAGAATTTTCTGAAGATACAGATTTTGTAGCAGGTGTATTAGATGCTTTCAAAAAATTCTATGCAAATGCACAAGTGGGAAACTAACTGATGCTGCTAAATACTGGGCTTCGGGCAGCAAACAAGTAATAGACGAAACACAAAAAGACGCTGCTGCGTTTGGTGTAAGAATCGAGAAGCAACCAAATGAAAAACAAGATTTTGAAGTATTTCAAGAGAACTGGGATATTGTAATGATGTTTTTACGTTGTCAGACACAATGGAACACAACCTTTGGAGGTATGGTAGGTTTAAAATATGAAGTTTTATTGCTTGCTGGAGGACTGTTTGACCTCTACAATGTAGAAAACAGACAAGAAATGCTAGAGGGTTTACAACTAATGGAATCTGTTGCTCTCGTAGAGATTAGTAAGGAGAAGAAATAATGGCTCAAAATGTAAATATAGAAACTATTAGGTTAAAACTACAAGACTTTGGTAAATTAAAATCTGTTAGTGGTGCTTTTAATAAACTAAATAAGAGTCTTGCTTTTACTCCAAAGCAAATAAATGAAGCTATAAAATCAATAACAAAATTTGATCAAAGAACAAAAGGAGCTAATAATACATCAGTTCGTAGTGTTGCAACATACAACAAACAAATAGCAGCATTAAGAGAATTACAAAATAATGTCGCTATAGGTGGTAAAGCATATAGAGCCTTTGGAGCAGAAGCAGATAGATTAAGGGCTCAATTAGAGGCTTTAACTAATACACAAAAGAAACAACGTGGATTCTTTGGAAGAATTGGAAAAGGACTTGGAAAAGGTGGTCGTGCTGCTCTAGGTGGTGCTGTTGGTAGATTTTTACCTCCGTCTGCACAAATAGGTGGGATAGCAGGCTTTGCAGAAGGAGGACTAAAAGGGGGAATAAAAGGAGCAGGGATTGGTCTTGCGGTTGATGCTGTTGCTGGAGGTATTCAATTTGCTAGAGAAGCAGCTATAAGTGCTTCTGAAGTACAGAAATTAGAAATTGCTTTAAAAGGTGTTACTAAAGATCAAAAAACTTTTGAGAAAGGCTTGCAAATAATTGCTAATACTTCTAAGAGGTTAAACGTCCCTATAGCAGCATCAACAAAACAATTTACTACTCTATCTGCTTCTGTATTAGGTGCGGGAGGAACTATAGAACAAGCAAAAGTTGTTTTTGAAGGTGTTTCTAATTCAATCAAGGCAACTGGTGGTAATGCAGAAGATGTGCAATCTGCTATAAGAGCGATGAGTCAGATATTTGGTAAAGGTAAGGTATCGGCAGAAGAATTGCAGGGTCAGCTGGGTGAGAGGCTAGCAGGTGCGGTTGTAAAATTTGCAGAAGCAAATGGTAGTAGTTTGCAGAAATTACAAAAAGATCTGAGAGATGGAACTGTTGGTTTAGATCAAGTTATAAAGTTCGCACAGAAATTAAATATTGATTTTGCAGACACAGCAGAAAGGGTGGCAAATTCGTCAGCAGATGCGGGTCAAAGATTAAAAACTCAATTACAAAATATACAAATTGAAGTAGGAAAAACAATTATTCCTTTAGGTGCTGCTTTTCAGCAACAATTCTCTGACATAATTGATGGTATTAGTAAATCTCAAGGCTCTTTAACAACATTAGTAGTTACTTTAAAAACTTTAGGTGTATTTCTTTTTGCAACTGTAGAACTTGTTAGATTACTAACAAGAGGATTATTAGACCTTGCAGCAGTATTAGGTAATTTAGCTTTGTTTGAATTATCAGTTGGGAAAGGTGGTATTGGTGGACAGCAGTTTACTAAGTCTACTAAACTTTTGCAAGAAAGTTTTGGAAAAACTGCTGAACAATTTGAAGTTAATATGGCTTTAATAAGGAAAATTTTTGCAGAGAATAATCTTGCTATTGGTAGTACTACAACATCTGACACCGAAAAAGATGGCTTACCATCATTAACTGAAGATCAATCTAAAAAGGCACAACAGATTTTAGATAAGTATGCCGAGTCAGTTAAAAATGTAAATTTACAAATAGCCAATTCTTTTGTAAATACATTTAACAAATTAGAGGATAGTTTAGTTGAGTTTGTACAAACTGGAACATTAAACTTTAAAAAACTAGCGAGATCAATAATCAATGATATTACAAGAATATTTATTAGATCACAAATCATAGCTCCTTTAACAGGAGGACTTGGAAATATATTTGGAATTGGAGGAGGTAAGCAAAAAGTTATAGATCAAACATTGAAAAGTCCTGGTGTATTAGGTGCTTTAGAAATTGAAGCGGGACGAAATCGAAATGCTTTAGGTAATGTTATTGCAAACAATAAAATTGTGCCGTATGCCAAAGGCGGTCTTATAGAGCGTCCTACAATTTTTCCTTTAGCTGATGGAGCAGCGTTAGCTGGAGAGGCAGGTGTAGAAGCAATCCTCCCATTGCGTAGAGGTAAAAATGGAAAACTTGGAGTAGAAGCAAATGGTGGTGGTATTGGTAATATAGTTGTGAATGTAGATGCTTCTGGAAGTTCTGTTGAAGGTAATTCACAGCAATCAGCACAGCTTGGCAAGATGCTTGGTTCTGTAATACAAGCAGAACTTATAAAACAAAAAAGACCAGGAGGATTATTAAGTTAATGGCTGAGACATTTCCATCAATAGAACCTGTTTTTGGTTTAAGTAAAAAAATAGAGCCGTTTGTTACAGCCGCAAGATTTCAAGATGGCTATGAGCAAGTTATAAAATTTG